TGCCGCATCATGGCCCAGACCATCCCGCTGAAGCTGGACATTTCCACCGTCGGCTTCACCAGCGGCGATTACTCTCTGGGCCAACTGGGCACTGCACTGGACCCGTATCTGGAACAAATCGCCGCAGAAATGGCCCAGCGCTGCAAAGGCCGTAAAACGGTGGTATTCCTGCCCCTCATCAAGACCAGCCAAAAATTCCGCGACCTGCTGAACACCCACGGATTCCGCGCTGCCGAGGTCAACGGCCAAAGCGATGACCGCCGCGAGTTGCTGGCCGACTTCGATGCAGGCAAATACAACGTGCTCTGCAACTCCATGCTGCTCACCGAAGGCTGGGACTGCCCCAGCGTGGACTGCGTCGTGGTACTGCGGCCCACCAAGGTGCGCAGCCTGTATAGCCAGATGGTAGGACGCGGCACTCGCCTTTTTCCGGGCAAAAACGATCTGCTATTGCTGGACTTTCTCTGGATGACCGACAAGCACGAACTGTGCCGCCCCGCAGACCTTGTGTGCGAGGATCGAACCGTGGCCCGTCAGATGACCGAAAATCTGGCCCAGACCGGGTGCCCGGAAGATATTGAGGAAGCCGCCGCACAGGCCAGCGAGGATGTGGTAGCCCAGCGGGAGGAAGCACTTGCAAAGCAACTGGCAGAGCAGCGCCGCAAAAAAGCTCGCCTTGTGGACCCGCTGCAGTACGAGATGAGCATTCAGGCCGAGGACCTTGCCGGGTATGTGCCGGCTTTCGGATGGGAAGCAGGCCCGCCCAGCGCCCAGCAGACTGCCGCGCTGGAAAAGCTGGGCATCCTGCCCGATGCCGTGGAATCGGCAGGCAAGGCTTCCCTGCTGCTGGACCGGCTGAACAAGCGCCGGGACGAGGGCCTGACCACTCCCAAACAGATCCGCTGTCTGGAAAAATACGGGTTTGCGCATGTGGGCACCTGGAGCTTTGATGCTGCCAAACACATGATCGACCGCATTGCGGCGCAGGGCTGGCGCGGCGTGCCTAAAGGTGTGGACCCCAAGACCTATACCCCGCCTGCAGAGCCAGCCTTTGCAGATAGCAGCTTTGGATGGTAACGCGAATGGAACATGAAAATGAACTCAAAGAAGCGTTGGACTTCGTATCCCCGTCCACCCTGACCTATGATGAATGGCTCATGGTGGGCATGGCGCTGAAGGATTCAGGTCTGCCGGTGAATGTCTGGGAGCAGTGGAGCACCCGCGACGCGGGCCGCTACCACAAGGGCGAATGCGCCAAAAAGTGGGAGAGCTTCCACGGCGGCGGGGGCAGCCCCGTCACGGCCAGCAGTATTTTTCAGCTGGCCTACTCCCACGGGTGGAGCGGCCCCGCAGGCCACGCGCTGGACTGGAACGACGATATTTCTGCCGGCCCCGGCACCCAGCCCGAAGGCCGTCTGGTAGACCCCCGCTGGGTGGAAGCCCACGAACTGGCCCTGCCCGAGCAGTGGGACCCGGTGGATCAGCTCAAGCGCTATCTGCGCGCCCTGTTTGAAGAGGACGAACATGTGGCTTATGTGACCGAAAGCTTTATGGCTTCCGACCGCCGCCGCCCCACCCGGGGCTGCTGGGACCGCACCGCCGGGCAGCTGATTGCAGAGCTGGATGCCTGCGGCGGCGACCTCGGCAAGGTGGTGGGCGATTGTGACCCCGAGGTGGGTGCCTGGATCTGTTTCAACCCCGTGGACGGCACCGGCCGCAAGGATGCCAACATCACCGCCTACCGCTACGCCCTCGTGGAGTGCGACAACATGGAGCTGGGCAAGCAGCAGGCCATCATCAAGCAGCTGGAGCTGCCCTGCGCCGCGCTGGTGTACTCTGGCGGCAAAAGCGTCCACGCCATCGTGCGCGTGGATGCCCCGGACTACGCCGAATACCGCAAGCGGGTGGATTACCTCTACGCTGCCTGCCAGAAAAACGGCCTGACCATCGACCAGCAGAACCGCAACCCCTCCCGCCTTTCCCGGATGCCCGGCATCGTGCGCAGCGATAAGCGGCAGGTGTTGCTGGAAACGAACATCGGCAAAAGCTGCTGGGACGAATGGCGCGACTGGCTGGAAGCCGAGACCGATGATCTGCCCGACACCGAGAACCTTGCCGCCGACTGGCAGGACCTGCCCCCGCTGGCTGACCCGCTAATCGCCGGGGTGCTGCGCAAAGGCCACAAGATGCTGCTGGCAGGCCCCAGCAAAGCCGGCAAGAGCTTTGCACTCATCGAGCTGTGCATCGCCATTGCCGAGGGGAAGCCGTGGCTGGGACAGTTCAGCTGCGCGCAGGGCAAGGTGCTGTACATCAACCTGGAACTGGACCGGGCCAGCTGCCTGCACCGCTTCAAGGATGTGTACACCGCCCTCGGCTACGCCCCGGACAACCTGAAAAATATCGACATCTGGAACCTGCGCGGCGCGTCGGTGCCTATGGATAAGCTGGCCCCCAAGCTCATCCGCCGGGCGCAGAAAAAAGGCTATCTTGCCGTGATCCTGGACCCCATCTATAAGGTGATCACCGGCGACGAAAACAGCGCCGACCAGATGGCAAAGTTCTGCAACCAGTTCGACCTCGTGTGCCGTGCGCTGGACTGCGCCGTGATCTACTGCCATCACCACAGCAAAGGCGCTCAGGGCGGCAAGCGCAGCATGGACCGTGCATCTGGCTCTGGCGTGTTCGCCCGTGACCCGGACGCCATGCTGGACATGACCGAGCTGGTGCCCACCGATGCCATCCGGGAGCAGCTACACAACAAAGCTGCCTGCCGGGTGATCAAGGCCCTGCTGGATAAGCGCGGCCATACGGATGCCTACGGCCCGGACGATACCCTCAGCCGCCACCGGATGCTGGCCATTGCAAAGGAAAAGCTGGGCCTTGCCGACCTGCGGGCCATCGATGCCGAGGTGGCCGCTGCCGAGAAAAAAACCGACGGCATGACCGCGTGGCGCATCGAAGGCACCCTGCGCGAGTTTGCCCGCTTCGACCCGGTGAACCTCTGGTTCGACTACCCGGTGCACAAACCGGACAGCGGCCTGCTGGAAGATCTGCAGCCCGACAGCGATTTCAAAACGCTGGGCAGCCGCGGCGCTTCCAAGCGCTGGGGCGACAAAGGCAAGGTGACCAAGGACAAAAAGGCTGAGCTGGACACCGCCTTTGAAGCCTGCATGATGGACGGCAAGGTGACCATCTACGCGCTGGCCGAATACATGGACCTGAAGCCCCGCACCATCAAGACCCGGCTCAAGGATGACGGACGCTTCTGGATCGACGGCGAGAACGTTGGCCGCAAGGAGCCGGGCAGCTCTGGTTAAACAATTTGTAATTTTGCGTTTTACGATTTGTTGTAAAAATGCAGTTATAGCCGCTATTTTGCACGACACGAAAAACTGCAATTTTGCAGTTATAGCCGCTATGACTGCAGATTTTGCAGTGCAAAATAGCCTATATATAATAGCTAAAACTGCAACTGCAATTGTGATGGGGTCTCCCGAAGGATGGGGCGTACACAGCCCCCATCCATTCGGGGAACCCTCCCCATCACGTTGGCGCACCCTAAAAAAGAAAAACGAGGTGAACCCATGTACACGCAATTCTTTATCCCCATGCAGCCGCCCACCACCACCCACAACGCAAAGCAGCTGCACGCTTACATGAAAGGCGGCAAGCCCTGCGCCGTGCTGCACGACAGCCCAGAACTCAAACAGACCCGTGCCAAGCTCCACGCCTATCTTGCACCCTATGCGCCGGCAAAGCCCATCCCTGCAGGCAAGCCAGTACGGCTGCTGGTAAAGTGGTGCTTCCCCACCGAGGGCCGCAAAAACGGCGCATGGCGCACCAGCAAACCGGACACCGACAATCTGGAAAAGGCCCTCAAGGACGAAATGACCCGCCTGCACTTCTGGCACGACGATGCCCAGGTGTGCAGCGAGATCGTAGAAAAATTCTGGTCGGACCCCTGCGGCGTGTTCGTCCGGGTGGAGGTGATCGATTGAACGAACCCTATAACACCGTCAAAGCATGGTTTCAGGACTGCCGCGATCTTCACGAACAGATTGAGTTCCAGCGACAAAAGATCCAGTCCATCCGTGACGCGGCCGAAAAGTGCACCCAAAGCCTGAGCAGCCTCCCGGCAGGCGGCAGCAGTGGCGACAAAGTCGGTTTTGCCGTAGAGCGGCTCGACACGGAACAACGGCAGCTCCGATTGCTGGAACAGCGCAAGGACTGGATGAGCGTTGAAGCCACCCGGCGGGCCTACTGTCTGAATGGCTCTGTGCGTGCCCGTAAACAGGCAGCCTGCATCTGTGAGTATTACGTTAAGAACAAACGTCAGCGCGAAATTGCAGAGGTCGTAGGTATTAAAAATCCCAATGCTGTTTCCGTCTATATCCATGACGGACTGGAGGCGCTGGCAGATATTTGGGAAAATATCCAAACTGACCGATAAAAGCAGCCGAATTTCGGCACGCTTTTTGTATCGTTTGAATCGACATTTGTGCCAGCTTCAGGTATCATGGCATAAGCGGAACCGCGCAAAGCGGTGCGCCGCTGCCCGGCAGCCTCCGAAGCGTGGCCCCCATGTTTGTGTGTTTCTCCTTTTGCGCATCATCAAGCCGTTTAACATGCTTTGCTCTCTTCTCACCCTTCGCGGGCTGCTTCTAGCACACACCATCCCTGCATGGCAACATGCGGGGATTTTTTATGCAGCCGTAGCTCAAGGCAGAAAGAGCACTGGGATTGCCAGACGGACGGAGGCTCACTCCCTCCCGGCTGCACCATTTTTGATTTTATGGCAAGAGAGGTGGTGAGGATGACCGACAAGCAGGAGCGTTTTTGTGAAGAGTATATGATCGACCTGAACGCTACGCAAGCGGCCATCCGCGCCGGATACAGCCCCAAAACAGCCCGGGAACAGGCACCCCGGCTGTTAGCAAATGTTAGCATTCAAAATCGCATTGCCCAACTGCAGGCCGAGCAAAGCCGTAGAACAGGCGTAACTTCTGACCGTGTTGTGCGGGAGCTTGCGAAGATCGCATTTGCCAATGCCGGTGACCTGATCGACCCGGAGACCGCTTCTGTCAAGCTGGATGCCTCCCGGGACGATTTGGCCGCGATCCAGTCCATCAAGGTCAAGAGCTTTGGCGAGGACGGCTTGGAGCATGAAGTCAAGCTTGCAGACAAGCTTCGGGCTCTCGATCTGCTGGGTCGTCACTTAGGCATGTATAACGGAGCGGCTGACAATTCTGCCGATCAGCTCAAGAAAGCCCAGGAGATACTGGAGGGAGTCAGCAGTGTTATCGACTAAGCAGCTGGAATACCTGTCCCAGTGCGATCATCGTTGGAATCTGAAGGTTGGTGCCACCGGCTCCGGCAAAAGCTGGCTGGATTATGCAGTGGTCATTCCGAAACGCTTGCTTGCGCTGCGAGGTGAAGGTGCCGCTGTTATGCTAGGCAATACGCAGGGCACTCTCAGCCGGAACGTTCTTGACCCCATGCGGGAGATCTGGGGCGAGGGTCTTGTGGGCACGATCAGCAGCGACAACACTGCCCGCCTATTTGGTCGCCGGGTGCATATTCTCGGCGCAGACAGCAAAAAGCATGTGGCCCGCATTCAGGGCATGACCATCGAATACGGCTACGGCGACGAAATGACCACCTGGGATGAAGCTGTGTTCCAAATGCTCAAGACTCGACTGC